ACCAACTGGAAAAAAGGTGGAAGTGAGAAGGGAAGTTGAAGAAAAAGTAAATCAGTTTTTCGGATAAGGGTTAAATGGAAATAAAACCAATACATAAGAATACTGCAATACCATTTATACAACAATATCATTATAGTAAAATCCTACCAAGATTGACTAAATGGTATTTGGGGTATTATGATAATAATGAATTGGTTGGTGTTATTACATTAGGTTGGGGAACACAACCTCTACAAACTATTCAAAAGATATTTTACAAAGATAATATGGTTACTGCCGATTATTTTGAAATAGGTAAAATGTGTTTCAGACCTGATAAAAATGGAAGTAACTTTGGTTCTCAAGCCATTAAAGTTCTATTGGATTGGGCTAGAGAGAATACCGATGTTAAATTTATATACACTCTCGCCGATGGTATTATGGGAAAATGCGGGTTTGTGTATCAGGCATCAAACTTCCGATATATTGGTTATTTTAAAACCGATGTTTATATGGATAGGGTGAGTGGTGAAAAAATACATCCTCGAAGCGCTAAACAATTATGTAAAGAAAACGCAGAATGGAAGGGTGTAGAGAAAGTATTTTGGCTAACACACGATTTTTGTGAACACAAAGGGATTGATAGGATTCGTGGATTGATGTTTAGATATATTTATCCCTTATCAAAATCATCCAAAAACATTTTGAAAAAATACGATGAATATAATGGATTGAAAAATCCAAAAGAAATAGATTTACTTTTTGAAAAAAGAGTAAAACTTGGTGGGTATGAGAAGATTAAAAAACCAGACTTTAATATGAATGTGTTTAATCATAATTTTCAAAAATATGAACAGAATTCAAAAATTAACGAGTTTTTTGATTTCAAAAATTAGTTAGGAAAATTTTTAAAAATTGTGATTGGTTTTCTAATATATACTATAATTATACTCACCTACCTAAAGAGGTGGTAACAATAAAAAACAATGTTTAACTAAAAAAAATTATTTATGGCAAATTCACAAGAATTGTTTGAGCAAATGAAAGAATTATTTACTCAATTTGAAACTGAACACAACGGAACTACTAAGGCCGCTAAATCAAGAGCTAGAAAAGCTATCGGCGAATTGAAAAAATTAGTAACCGAATACAGAAAAGTATCAGTAGAAGAAACAAAATAAAATCATCCAAAATACCATGAGTAAATTATTTCAAGAAAGAATTCCGTTCAAACCATTTGAATATCCAGATTACTATACCGAAGGTTGGTTAAAACAAATGCAAGCATTTTGGTTACATACCGAAATACCTATGCAGATGGATGTGAAAGATTGGAATGAAAACTTAACCAAAGAAGAAAAACATTTGGTTGGAAACATTCTTTTAGGATTTGCTCAGACCGAATGTGCAGTAAGTGATTATTGGACAGGGATGGTTACCAAGTGGTTTCCAAAACATGAAATCAAACAAATGGCTATGGCTTTTGGTTCACAAGAAACAATCCATTCAGTTGCTTATTCATATCTAAATGAAACACTTGGGTTAGATGACTTCGCTGGGTTTATGCACGATGAAGTCATGAAAGAACGATTCGAACTTCTAACCAACACTACTGCAGGTTGGGCCCCAAAGGATTTGGAGACTAATCATACAGCTAGAGTTGAAGTTGCTCGTTCACTTGCTATATTTTCTGCATTTGCAGAGGGTGTAGCGTTATACTCCTCATTTGCTGTCCTATATTCTTTCCAAATGAGAAATCTATTGAAAGGAATTGGCCAGCAAATGAAGTGGAGTGTAAGAGATGAATCACTTCACTCAAAGATGGGATGTCAATTATTCCGTCATATGTGCGAGGAGTTTCCAGAACTATTGGATGAAGCAAAACCTGCAATTTATGAGGCTGCAAGAATCATTAGAGATTTGGAACACAAATTTATTGATAAAATTTTTGAAATGGGTGATTTGGAAAATCTTAAAAAAGATGACCTAAAAGAATTTATCACCAAACGAGTTAATGAAAAATTAGCAGAGTTGGGATACACTCCAACTAAAGGTAGTGAAGATTACTTTGAATATGATGAAACCAAAGCATCTGAATTAGATTGGTTCTACCACCTCACTGGTGGAGTTACCCATACCGATTTCTTCGCAATGAGACCTACTGATTATAGTAAGGCAAACGAAGGTGAAGATTGGTCAGATTTATTTTAAACTAAAAAAGGTTATGGCAAAGAAAAAATTTACATTTGTAGCAGAACGAGTTCTTGTTACAGCATGGACTTATAGTGTTCTCGCAGAAGATGCTGACGAAGCATTAGAAATGATTGAGAATTGTCCCGATGGAATGTGTGACGATATCTATCACCACGATGATGAAAAATGTTACGATGATACTATTGAATTCAATTTAGACGATGAGGAAGAATTGAATGAAGAAGAGATTAAAAAATTGGAACAAAGATACAAGTATGTACCTTGGGATGGTAATTAAAAGTTAAAAAGAAAGAAATAAAATGGCAGTTAGAAACTACGGCGAAGAATTAGGTTGGGAATTAGATGTTGATTTTCCATCATGGGGTAATACCGAGATTTATGTAAAAACAATCTCAAAAGGTTATTTACTTCCTGGTGAAAAACCAAAAGATGCTTATTGGAGAGTTGCTAGCAAGGTAGCACAGAGATTAAATAAACCACAAATGGCAACCAAATTTTTTGATTACATTTGGAAAGGTTGGTTGAACCTTGCTACTCCAGTCCTTTCAAATACGGGAACCGATAGAGGATTACCTATATCTTGTTTTGGTATTGATGTTGCCGATTCTATTTTTGATATTGGTAATAAAAACTTGGAGTTGATGTTATTGGCAAAGCATGGTGGTGGTGTTGGTATTGGTATCAATCAAATCAGACCTGCCGGTGCAGTAATTACGGGAAATGGAACTTCTGATGGAGTAGTTCCCTTTTGTAAGATTTACGATTCAACCATTCTTGCAACGAATCAAGGTTCGGTTCGTAGAGGAGCTGCATCAGTAAACCTAAACATAGAACACAAAGATTTCGAACAATGGTTAGAAATCAGAGAACCAAAGGGAGATGTGAATAGACAATCACTTAACCTACACCAATGTGCTGTGATAGGTGATAAGTTTATGAGAAAACTTCAAGATGGTGATGAAACTGCTAGAAGAAAGTGGGGTAAACTACTTCAAAAGAGAAAAGCAACTGGTGAACCTTATATTATGTTTAAGGGTAATGTAAACAAACAAAACCCTCCGATGTATAAGGAAAATGGTTTGAAAGTATTCATGACGAATATTTGTTCTGAAATTACTTTACATACCGATGAATCACATTCATTTGTTTGTTGTTTAAGTTCTTTAAACTTGGCTAAATACGATGAGTGGAAGGATACTGATTTGATTTATACCTCAATTTGGTTCTTGGATGGGGTTCTTTCTGAATTTATCCAAAAGGCAAAAGGGTTAAGGGGGTTTGAGAACTCAGTTCGTTCGGCCGAAAAAGGTAGAGCATTAGGATTGGGAGTATTAGGATGGCATACTTATCTACAACAAAGAGGAATTCCATTTGAAGGAATGCCTGCTCAGTTTGAAACTCGTAAGATTTTCTCTCAATTGAAGATAGAATCCGAGAGGGCATCAAGAGATTTGGCATCTGAATATGGTGAACCACTTTGGTGTAAAGATAGTGGATTCCGAAATACTCACTTACGAGCAATAGCTCCAACCGTATCAAATTCCAAATTGAGTGGTGATGTATCTGCAGGTATTGAACCTTGGGCAGCAAATGTGTTCACCGAACAAACTGCAAAAGGAACTTTTATCCGAAGAAATTCGGAATTAGAAAAAGTATTTAAGAAAGTTGGAATCAATACAAAGGAAACTTGGGATAAGGTTTTAGAAGATGGTGGTTCTATTCAAGATATTCAAGAACTAGATAATTGGTGTTTTTGTAATGGTAAAGTAGTAAGATGTGATGAAATTCCTCCACACGATTTACAAAAAACATTTCCAGTAAAAGATGTATTTAAAACATTTAAAGAAATCAACCAATTGGATTTGGTAAGACAGGCTGGAATAAGACAACAATACATTGACCAGGCAGTATCTTTGAACTTGGCATTCCCTGCAATCGCAGAACCAAAGTGGATTAACCAAGTGACTATGGAAGCTTGGAAACAAGGTGTGAAAACACTTTATTATATGAGAACCGAATCAGTTCTCAGGGGAGATATTGCAACGAAAGCAATGGACCCTGATTGTCTCTCATGTGATGGATAAAAAATTTAACTTAAAATAAGAAAAAATGGTAGAAGTAAAAAAATTCTCAGCATCTTGGTGTGGACCATGTAAGATGTTGGCTCCAGTTATGGAGAGTATAAAACCAAAATTTAATAATGTTAGATTTACAAATGTAGATGTGGACGAACAATTTGAAATTGCTTCAAAATATGGAATTCGTTCGGTTCCAACAGTTGTAATTGAAAAAAATGGTCAAGAGGTAAAAAGAATTAGTGGTTTGCAATCGGAGATTTTTTATACCAATGTTATAAATGAGCAAATCAAACAATAGAAGAGGTGAAAATCATCCTCGTGCAAAACTCACTAATGATCAAGTTAGACAGATTAGAGAACTCCATACAAAGGGGTTCTCTACTTCTGTAATATCCCGAAATTTTAAAGTATCCAAGTGGAATGTAGAAGAAATTGTAAAAAAACACACTTGGACTCACATCTGATTCAAAACAATTTGGATATATCAGATATTTTTTGTATCTTTGATAAAAATAATATAAAATGACAGTTATAGAAGCAGTATCTCCCGGTGATGCATGGGTAAAAGTATCCAAACATCTTTTAGCAAATGGAGTAAAAGTAGGTAATCTTACCGAAGAATTGAATGTAATGACAGAAATTACACAATTCGAATCCGATGAATGGTTTGATTCTCATTTTAGAGAAATCATGGGTGATGATAGAATTGATTACGCAAAGACAGTGACATTCTTAAAACCCGAACCAAAACAAGCACCCAATGCTTTTTTCCAAGCAGAAGAAGGGTTGGAATATAAATTCATTAAAGACCACTGGCACGATTCGTATTGGGGTAGAATGGTTTCGTGGGGAGGAACATTCAATCAGGTAGAGAATGTAATCAAAATCTTGAAAACTGGTAAAGCAGTTAAAAGGTGTGAATTGATTATCTTTGATCCAAGTAGAGATGCAAGAAACCCATACTCACAACCTTGTATGTTAGCGATTGACATTAAACCAAGAAATGGTAAAATCTACTTGACATCAATTATTCGTTCTAATCGAGTATCTAAATCTGGTTATGCAGATTACACTGCATTAGTTGAGATGGGTAAATTCCTTGCAGAACAATCCGATATGGAATTAGCAAAAGTATCGGTTCTAGCTTGTTCTTGTCACATTGGTGATATGAATGATGAAAAGAAAAAAACAATCAAGTTATTAGAAGTATTAAATAAATAATATGTGTGGAATCGTAGCAACGATTGGTTATACTAAATCCGATGTGAATGAAATGCTTGAAGCAATAGCACATCGTGGTAGGGATAATCGTGGTATAAAAGAATTTATCTACAAAAATAAAACCATTCATTTAGGACACAATCGTTTATCAATTAATGATATTTCTCCGTTAGGTAATCAACCGATGGAATACGATGGAATTGAACTGATAGTAAATGGTGAAATTTGGAACTATCCACAATTACGAAAAGAATACGAAGAACGAGGTTATACATTCAAATCAAATTCAGATTCAGAAATTATTCTTTTTCTTTACAAAGAAGGTGAATTAAAGAGGTTAGAGGGAATGTTTTCATTTGTTATATATGATGGAAACAAACTGATATTATCTCGTGACTGGGTGGGTAAAATACCCCTATATATCTACAATACCAACAAGTATATCATCGCAAGTGAAATTAAATCGATTCTTACCCAAGATGGTATTGATGATGTCAAGATTGTTCCGAAAAATTCATTTATCGAAATTAATTTAGATACTGATGAAATTACAATTGATAAAAATTACTACTTTCAATTTGCATCAGAAACAACCAAAGCTACATCTCACGAGGAAGTGGGTGAAACTACATTCAAACTTTTAGAAAGTGCAGTAGATAAAAGATTATTATCCGATGTACCTATTGCAACATCATTGAGTGGTGGTATTGATTCTGCAATTATCACTTATCTACTTGCACAACGAATTCCTAATATAAAGGCATATACCATTGCATTTGACCAAGAATCAAAAGATTTACAAAAGGCAAGAGTGTGTGCGAAAGCAATCGGAGTTGAGTTGATAGAAGTATTCGTTCCAAGAAATGAAGAAATTATTAAACAACGATTTATGGAATCAATTCGAGTAATTGAATACCCATCAACAGTTCAAATGGAAGTGGGTATTCTACAATCATTCATTGCAGAAGAAATGGCAAAGGATGGAATCAAAGTAGCATTTAGTGGTGAGGGTTCGGATGAATCTTATGGTTCCTATGGAACATTCAGAATGTTTAGTAAAAAACCTGATTGGAGTGATGTTCGTAAAAAGTTATTTGAAAAACAACACTACGGTAATTTATTGAGAGGTAATACTATATTTATGAATTACGGTACTATTGAATTGAGATGTCCTTTCTTTGATAGAGAATTTTTGAACTATACCACAAATCTTACCGATGAGTTCTTGGCAGATAAAGGACAGTGGAAAAGACCTCTTGCAGATGCATTCCGAGGTAAATTACCCGATGAAATTCTTGACCAAGAAAAACGAGCATTCCAAAAAGGAACTAACTTTAAACAATACATCGAACATATTATTTTGAATGATAAGAGTATAAACTTCAACAATAGAAAAAATATGATTCATGTGATTGGCGATAATTTCCAAAAGATACATGGATTCTCACATAAAAAGTTGAGAGCAGAAATTACAAACAAAAACATAGGAATCTACAAATGGCTTTGATTCAAACTCCAATAGAAGAATACTTTTTAAAAGGTAAAAAGGTTTATGTAAAAAGAGATGACCTTGTTGGGGATGGTGTAAACTTTCCAAGATGGGCAAAGATTGAAGGAATTAAAAGAATTTTAGAATCTGATTATATTGATAAATCAAAACCACTAACACACCTTTCAGTATATGGAAGTTGGACAGGTTGGGTTTTATCAAAATTATGTAAGGAATATGGTATTGAGTTTATATCTTCGTATCCTGATTCGAAATCATATCCACCCGAAATTTTAGAAATCATCCGAGGTAATGGTGCAACTTTGAATCCCATGAAACCTAATATGATGAAACTACTTGAAAATAAGTTAGGTGGTATTGCTCAAAAAAATGGTTGGCAACAATTACCTTACGCATTCAATCATCCTACTTATGTAAACTACATGCAGGATAGAATGAAAGAAGTTTTAGCAGAACAAGATTTTGACCATTTAGTTGTAGCAATCGGTAGTGCAGTCACTGCATCAGGTTTGATTCGAGAATTTCTACAATATACTTCATGGAAAGATATTCTTAAAAATAAAAGGCAAGTACATACGATTACAATGTCATCAATTGAATCTACTAAAAAGATTTTGAATGAAAACAAAGCCGGTGATTTGAATAATATTCACATTTACAAATCAGATTTTGCATTTGATGATATGATGGAAAGTATTACTGATTATCCTTTTGATATGAACGAATTTTGGGAAAGAAAGATGTGGTATTGGTTAGAACAAAATATAGAAAAACTTGATGGTAAAATACTATTTTGGAACATTGGTGGTTCTTATAAAAAATCGTTAAATATTAAATAATGGCATATCAAAACATATATTATCAACGAGAAAAAAACTTAATACATCTTTGGGATGATGTTAGAGGGTATAGTGCTTTTCCTTACACACGATACGCATACGAACCTGCGGTTAATGGTGAATATCAATCCATTTATGGAGATAGGTTGACTAAAATCTACAAATTTACCAAGGATGATCCAAACTTATTTGAATCCGATGTACCTGAAACAACTCGTGCATTAGTAGATTTATATTCAGATTCGGATGATCCTTCCACTGCCCATGTGATTCTTACTTACGATATTGAGTGTGAGATGGAATCTGGTCTACCAAATCCTGATGAGGCAAAGAACGAATTAACATCAATTGCTTTACACGATTCTGCAACTGACCAGTATTGGGTATTAGTTATGGATAAGAGTGGTAAGATGGTTGAAAAAACAACCAAATCAGCAATCGTTATTCCTTTTGTAGATGAAAGGGATATGTTGTTGAAGTATTTGGATTTATACGAATATATCAACCCATCAATTGTCACGGGTTGGAACATTGATTACTTTGATACACCGATGTTGTATAATCGAATAAAAAGGTTATTGGGAGAAAAACACGCAAATAGATTATCTCCTATTGGAGAATGTTTTTGGTCACCATACCGTAAAAGATACTTTATGGCAGGTGTTTCTTATTTGGATTACATCGAATTGTATAAGAAATACAACTATGGTGAATTACCAAACTACCGATTGGATACCGTTGCTCAAATTGAATTGGGAAGAGGTAAAATAGAATATCAAGGTAATCTTGACCAATTATTCAGAGATGATATTGAAAAGTTTATTGAGTATAACTTAGTCGATGTTGAGTTGGTAGTTGGGTTCGATAAGAAATTACAATTTATCGATTTGTGTAGGGGTATCTGCCACGCAGGTCACGTTCCTTATGAAGATTTTGTGTATTCCTCCAAGTATTTGGAAGGTGCAATGTTGACATATCTTCGCAGAAAGAATTTAGTAGCACCGAACAAACCTGCGGATAGACAGGAAAGAATGCAAGCTCTTCGTGATAATGACCAAGAAAAGTTTATCGGTGCGTATGTGAAAGACCCAATTGTGGGTAAATACGATTGGATTTATGATTTGGATTTAACATCTCTATATCCATCCATCATTATGACATTGAATATCTCACCTGAAACTAAAATTGGTAAGATTCAAAATTGGGATGCAAATAAGTTCATGAAAGGTGAAGTTGATTATTACCAACTTGGTGAAGAAAGAATCAGTAAAGAAAATCTACGAAAGTATTTAGATGAATCCGAATATAGAATTGCATCGAATGGAGTTCTTTATTCCTCAGATAAGGTTGGATGTATTCCAGGTATTCTTGATTTGTGGTTTAACCAACGTGTTGAATTCCGAAAGTTGGAAAAGAAATACGGTAAAGAAGGTGATATGGAAAAATACGCTTTCTATGCTAAGAGACAGTTGGTTCAAAAGATTTTGTTGAACTCTCTATATGGAGTATTAGGATTACCTGCATTTAGATTCTATGATATTGATAATGCAGAAGCAGTAACCCTAACTGGTCAAACAGTTATCAAATCAACTGCTGA